CAACTTCAACAACTGATGGTTCACTACAAACAGATGGTGGTCTTTCAGTAGCTGCAGATGCTATTATTGGTGATGATCTTAAATTATTAAGCGATTCTGCTGTATTAAGTTTCGGTGCAGATTCAGATACGACTTTAACTCACACGGATGGCACTGGGTTAACTTTAAATTCGACAAATAAACTTCTTTTTAGAGATACTGGTTTATATATTAATTCATCTACAGATGGTCAATTAGATTTAGTAGCAGACACAGAAATACAGATTGCTGCAACAACAATTGATATTAATGGTGCTATTGCAATGGATGGTGCTATTACGGGTGCCACTAACATTACTTTATCAGGTGAACTAGACTCTGCAACATTAGATGTATCTGGAAATGCAGACATAGATGGAACAACAAATTTAGACGCTGTTGATATTGATGGTGCTGTACAAATAGATGGTGCAGTTACTGTTGGTGTTGATGATACAGGATTAGATGTAAAATTCTTTGGTGCTGCTGCTGGTGCATATGGTTTATATGATCAGTCAGAAAATGCATTCGAAGTAAGAGGAGCAACTGCAGCAGGTGCTGGTTTATTAAAACTTACAACTGGTGAACTAACTGTTGTTGATGCAGATAAATTAGGAAGAATAGATTTTCAAGCGCCTTTAGAAGCTAGCGGAACAGATGCTATTTTAATTGGTGCTTCAATATGGGCAGAAGCTGATGATACTTTTGCGGCGGGTGTTAATAATACGGATATTGTATTTGCAACAGGCAAATCAGAAGCAGCGGCTGAGAAATTTAGATTTACAGCTGATAATGAAATCGGTATTGCAGGTGCCAATTATGGTACTGACGGACAGGTTTTAACTTCTGGAGGTGCAGGAGCAGCTGTCGCATGGGAAGATGTAACAGGCTCGGTAACCGCGATTAATAACGCAACAGCCAATGAACTTGTTACCATAGGTTCCACAACAACAGAATTAGATGCGGAAGCAAATTTAACTTTTGATGGTACTGATGTATTAGTAGGTGGTGCGGGTAAACTTCAATTAAGAGATACAGCTTTATTTATTAATTCAAGCACTGATGGACAACTGGATATTGATGCCGACACAGAAGTAGAAATTACAACAACAACAGTAGACTTGAATGGTGCTCTCGATGTATCAGGAAATTCACAGTTTAGTGGTACAGTAACAGTCGGTGTCAATGACACAGGAAAAGATGTAAAATTATTTGGCGCAACATCTGGCAGTTATTGGCTATGGGATGAATCAGCAGATGGCGTTGTTCAAATTGGAACATTAACCGTTGGTGTTGATGATGCAGGACATGATGTAAAGTTTTTTGGAGATGCAGCAAGTGCTTTTATGTTATGGGACGCATCAACAGATGATTTAGTCTTAGGAGGTGCCGCTAAATTATACTTATACGATGCAGCTGGCGGTGAACATATTTCTTCTGATGGATCTACATTAAGTATTGCAGGTGGTGGTGAAATTGATTTAACAGCCACAGCAATCGATATTAATGGAACTTGTGATATCAGCGGAACTTTCTCACTTGCTGGAACTAATGTAACTTCAACAGCAACAGAACTGAACTATAGCGATCTTACAACCTTAGGAACAAGTGCAGCATCAAAAGTATTATCAGCAGATGCTAATAATTTAACAAAAATATCAGGTGGAATTTATATCGAAGAAGCGACATTAACATTTGATGCTACTCAAGACTGGGATGTAAGAGCCTCTCCAGTTGCAAAAGTCACATTAACAGCTAATACGACCTTTGACGCACCATCCAATCCAACAACAGGACAATTTATTTCTATTGTTTGTATTCAGGATGGCACAGGAAGTAGAACGATTGCCTGGAACGGAGTATTCGAGTTCACTGGGGATTCTGCTCCAACAGCTACAACGACTGCAGCAAAAGGAGATATGTTTAATTTTAGATATAACGGAACAAAATGGTTAGAGGTTGGAAGAAATCTTAACCTAACACTATCATAGGAGATATATGTTTGCATTAGTAGAAGATGGATCAATAACAAAAACATTAAGCGGCAATCGTGGGATTACGCTTGGAGATATTCAATATCCAAGAGCTATATTCACTCTATGGTCAGCTGCTGAAAGAGAAGCAATTGGCATTTATGAAGTAGTTTGGGATAACACCAATAAAAAAGATGAAGCGTATTATAACAACACCAATCAATCCTTTGCCTTTGCCGATGGAGTAGTCACCGCTTCCTATGGAAGTGCGACTGCTAAAGCATTGGCAGACATAACAGATGAAGATGATAATGTTATTCCAGGATTAAAAACCAAACATAAAGAAATTATAAAACAACAAGCAAGTGGATTATTAACTCCGACAGACTGGTATGTCATAAAAGCAACCGATGTAGAAAGTTATTCAGTACCAAGTGCAATCACAACTTATCGAGCAAACGTAAGAACAGCATCAAATGATATGGAAGTCTTAATAGATGCTTGTAGTACAGTTGATGAACTTGCGGCTTTATACGAATACGTCAACACAGGCACAGAAGAAGAACCAGTGATGGAAAGACCTTTAGGTGAATTTCCAGAGGCGGTTTAGTGGCTATCATTATACCAGCAAATTCAGCAGCAGTTACAGCATATTCAGTAGACAATTCCTGTCGGTTTAATGATGGTGATAGTCCACGAATGCACAAAACTCAAGGCGATGGCAATCAAGATAAATGGACATTTAGTGCTTGGATTAAAAGAGGAGTTTTAGGAGAACAATATGTTTTTAGAGCAGAAACAGATGGCAGTAATTATTTTCATATTAGAATAGAAAGTGATAATCAAATTTATTGTTCAGGTGTTTTAGCTGGTTCAAATAATATTATTGTTGAACCTAGTAATATGCTCCGAGATGTTTCTGCTTGGTATCATATCGTGCTTGCTGTTGATACTGGTCAAGCAACAGATACGAACCGAGTAAAATGGTGGATCAATGGAACGCAAGTAACTTCTTTTTCGAGAGACACTTATCCAGCTCAAAATGCTGATACTTTGGTAAATGATAATGGTGGTACTTTTACTCTAGGTAGTGATCACGATGGTGGGTATCATTTTGATGGTTATATGGCTGAAGTATGCCTTATTGATAATGCACAATTAGATGCAGATTCCTTTGGAGAATTTGATTCAGATTCTCCTACAATATGGAAACCGAAAGATGTTTCAGGATTAACTTTTGGTACTAACGGATTTTATTTAGACTTTAAAGATTCAGCAAATTTAGGCAACGATGCCAATGGTGGAACAGATTTAACAGAAGCTAATCTAGCCGCAACAGATCAAGCAACCGATACACCAACGAATAATTTTTGTACTTTAAATTCTGTAGAGTTAAGTACAAATGCAAGTGTAACGGTAGCAGAAGGTAATACAGAACTTCGGACAACTACTGCTGGTTATAGAGGTTGTTACGCAACGATGGGTTTTAAATATGGTTTTGCGGCTTACTGGGAAGTAAAAATTGTAACTGCTATTCCGAATGTTGTAGGACTATCAAGAAAAAGTGCTAATGAAGCTAGAGGAGATGTAATCACAGGAGAAGAAACCGAAGGTGGATCAACTGCTTTTGATTATATGTACCAACCAGCCAACGCCAATAATGTTCGATATAAAGGCACCAGTCAAAGTGTAACGATTGCCGCTTGTAGTGCTGGTGATATAGTTGCCTTTAGTGTGAGTAGTTCTGGTGTTGTCAAAATATATTTAAACGATTCTTTAGTTCATACTTATTCAACAGCTTTACAAACAGCAGAAGAAAGCGACAGAGTAGATAACACGTATTTTCCAGTTTTTGCTGTAAATGCATACACTGCTTCTCCTAATTATATACACGTAAATTTTGGTAGTCCAACTTATGCTAACTCATCTTCTCAATCCGATCCAGATGGCTATGGTGATTTTGAATATGCAACTAAATCAGGTTATGCGTTATGTACAAAAAACTTAGGAGCATACGGAGGTTAAATGGCAGCTTATACAACAATAGACGATCCTGAAGCATATTTTCAGGTTCAACTCTACACAGGAAATGGAAGTGCTAATCATGCAATCACTTTAGGTGGTGATACGGATATGCAACCAGATTTGGTTTGGATAAAAAATAGAGATGCCTCTGACGATCATTGTATTTTTGATTCTGTCAGAGGTGCTACTAAACTTTTAACTGGGGAAGATGGGGCAGAAACAACAGATACCGACACACTAGATTCTTTTACAAGCGATGGTTTTCAAGTGGATGCCGATGTTAAAGTTAATACCAATGCAGAAGATTATGTCTCTTGGAACTGGAAAGAATCTGCGACTTCTGGGCTTGATATAATTGGTTATACAGGAGATGCAAGTGCAGGAACAACAGCACATAATCTTTCAGCTGTACCAAAAATGATATTTGTTAAAGAATATAGTCACGCAACAAACTGGGCAATTTATCACGTTGGTACAGGAAATACTAATTTTCTGAAATTAAATACTACTGCCGCTGTAGAAGATACCGATAATTGGAATGATACAGATCCAACATCTAGTGTTTTTAGTCTAGGTGGTGGTGGACAAACGAATAATTCAGGTCGAACTTATATAGCTTATGTTTTTGCAGACGTACAAGGCTTCAGCAAGTTTGGATCATACACAGGAAACGGAAATGCTGATGGACCATTTGTTTACACAGGATTTCGACCAGCTTGGGCTATGTTTAAAAAAACTAATGGAGCTGCTGATTGGGAAATAATGGATAATAAAAGAGCTGGATATAATGATGCAACTTATAAACTTGTGGCTAATGAAACTAACATAGAAAATACTGATACAGGTAGACTTGAAATATTAAGTAATGGATTTAAGATACGAACTACTGGTACTGGACTTAATACAAGTGGCGGAACTTACATCTATGCCGCTTTCGCAGAAGCACCTTTCGTCAATTCAAATGGAGTACCTTGTAACGCGAGATAATTATGCTACAAAAAGTAAAATTTGCACCCGGATTCAACAAGCAAGTCACACCGACTGGCGGAGAAAACCAGTGGCAAGGTGGCGACTATGTTCGCTTTCGTTATGGCACCCCTGAAAAAATAGGAGGCTGGTCTCAACTTGGAGATATTACTTTAACAGGAAGAACGACGGCTTTACACCATTTCGTTAATGCCAGCGGCATTAAGTATGCGGCTCTGGGTACAAACCGGATTCTTTATGTCTATTCTGGAGGTATCTTTTATGATATACATCCTCTCAAAAGCACAACAACCTTAACGAGTGCTTTTACAACAACCAATGGCGATGCTACAGTCACGATTACGTTTGCGAGTGCTCATGGTATATCTCAGTATGATATTATTAAGTGTGATAGTTTTACTGCTATTACCAATTCTGATTTTAGTTCTGGCGATTTTGACGATGAAGTTTTTATGGTCGCTACCGTCCC